AAATCCACAACTGTTGTTTCTTTTCTTCTACACTATGCAGTTTTTAATGATAATGTCAACATTGGTATTCTTGCAAACAAAGCTGCAACTGCGAGAGAACTTTTAGATAGACTTCAAACGGCATATGAAAATCTTCCAAAGTGGATGCAACAAGGCATTATCTCTTGGAATAAAGGTTCGTTGGAACTTGAAAATGGAAGTAAAATCTTGGCTGCTTCTACTTCTGCTTCTGCGGTTCGTGGTATGTCATTCAATATTATATTTTTGGATGAATTTGCGTTCGTTCCAAATCATATTGCAGATGAGTTTTTTAGTTCAGTATATCCAACAATTTCTGCAGGTAAATCTACAAAAGTAATTATTGTTTCTACCCCAAAGGGCATGAACCACTTTTATAGAATGTGGCATGATGCTGAAAGAGGTAGAAGTGAGTTTATTACAACTGATGTGCATTGGTCAGAAGTTCCTGGTCGTGATGCAAAGTGGAAAGAACAAACAATAGCAAATACATCAGAACAACAATTTAAAGTTGAATTTGAATGTGAATTTTTAGGATCTGTTGATACTTTAATTAATGTATCTAAACTAAGAAATCTTGTTTATAATGATCCTCTCAAACGCAATAAAGGATTATCTGTTTATGAAGAACCAAAGCAAGATAACAACTACTTAATTAGTGTTGACGTTGCCCGAGGAATTGGAAATGATTATTCTGCCTTTTTAGTTTTTGATATAACCAATATTCCATATAAAGTAGTAGCAGTATATAGGAATAATGAAATAAAACCAATGCTATTTCCCAATATTATTCTGGAAATGGCAAAATCATACAATAAGGCTTATGTTATAGTTGAAGTTAATGATATTGGAGATCAAGTGGCTTCAATTCTACATTATGACTTAGAATACGAAAATATTTTAATGTGCTCTATGCGAGGTAGAGCTGGTCAAATTGTTGGATCCGGATTTTCAGGAAAACGATCACAACTTGGAGTTAGAATGACCAAATCCGTTAAAAAACTTGGTTGCTCTAATTTAAAATTATTAATAGAAGATGATAAACTATTAACTTGCGATTATGATATTATTAGTGAGTTAACAACCTTTACTCAAAAAAATCAATCCTTTGAAGCAGAAGAGGGATGTAATGATGACTTGGCAATGTGTCTTGTAATTTTTGCTTGGTTAGTTGCTCAGGATTATTTTAAAGAAATGACAGACAATGATGTTCGCAAAAGAATATATGAAGAACAAAAAAATCAAATTGAACAAGATATGGCACCATTTGGTTTCATATTAAATGGAATAGATGATGAAGGCACGTTTGTTGACAATGAAGGAGATAGGTGGTTTACTGACGAATATGGAGATCGTGCCTATATGTGGGATTATTTGACGTAATGGAAGTAGATGATCATTTTGGATTGGAGCACCTTTATCTAACGGAAAGAACCTGCAAAAGTTGCGGGCAAACAAAAGACTTAATTGATGGATTTTATCAATCAAGAAAAAATAAATATCAAGCATCCTCATATTCTTATGAGTGCAAAGAATGCACTATCAAAAGAGTAACTACCAATAGAATGATATCTAAAGTTCTTGAAAAATGGGAATATCCTGATTGGTAAGAGTTCGTGCATTGTTTCGGCGGTTGAAAGAAAACCTTTTTATAAATAATTTTTAGAGAATTTGAGACTTCTTCGGAGAAAAAAATGGCAGTAGCTCTTGTTTCACCTGGAGTATTGGTCAGAGAGGTTGATCTGACCGTTGGAAGAGCAGATAATTTTGGAGTAAGTGCTGGCGCAATTGCCGGACCTTTCCAAAAAGGACCTGTAGATTTTCCAGTAACGATTACGAATGAGCAGGAATTGCTCTCAGTTTTCGGTAAACCTATTTCAACCGACAACCAGTATGAATATTGGATGTCAGCATCTTCATTTCTTTCTTACACAGGAATTTTACAAATTGTAAGAACGAATGGAAACACTTTGAATAATGCAAATGCTGGCGTTGGTATTGCAAACACCACAAGTGCTAAAATTAAGAATTATGATGACTACGTTCAAAATTATGAAAATGCAACTAACTTTTATTATGCGGCAAAAAACCCAGGTAAATGGGCAGATAATTTAAAAGTTTGCTATATTGATGATTTTGCCGATCAAACACTTGGTATTAATACAACCGACCCAGCAAATAGGGGGGTGATTGTTGGCAATGGAGTTACTTGCAATTTAACCAATGTTGTTTTACCAGGAACTGGAACAACATCACTCTTCAATGGTTATCTGAAAGGCATTATTACTGGTGTTACAACTGACTCAAGCAGTGGAAATAGTTCATTCACTGTTAAAGTTGTTTCCAGAGTATCCACTGCTGGGACTGTAACAAATGTTTCATATAGGGAAGGAAGTGACTTTGAATTTAAAACTACCAGAAATGTAAACTTTATTCAACAAAACACAGGTATTGTTACAACTTCAGGAGTAACTCTTACTTCTGCCGAAGATTGGTATGGTACACAAACTTTAGGATTAACAAATAGTACAATTTATTGGAAATCAATTGCCGATAAACCAGCAACTAATCAATATGTTTCTGATCGTGCAGGAAAAGGAGATGCTTTACACATAGTTATTGTTGATGATAATGGAGATATCACTGGAATTAAAGGAAATATTCTCGAAAGACATACAAATCTTTCTAAAGCAAAAGACGCAGTTTCTTCTGCAAATGCTCCTCAAAACATTTATTATAAAGATTACTTGGCAACATTATCTGCATATTTGTTTGCTGGATATAGCCCCTCAAACGCAAATGATGCTGTTCAAGGTACTTATCCTACAGCAGTTGGGTTTGAAGTTAATGATGATACATATGGATCTTTTGAAATTTCTGACGGAATTTGGGGACAAAACGCACAAGGAATTACTTTTAGTGCAATCGGAAACAAAACCTATACTTTAGGCGGCGGTTTAGATTATTCTTCAGCATCTGCAGCAGATGGTAGTGGATTTAAGGCAGCACTTTCTGATTTAATTACTTCATATGACTTGTTTAGAAATAAAGAAGACATTGATGTTGATATTTTAATTAATGGACCAGGTTTATCAACAAAAGAAGATTCGCAAGCAAAAGCAAACTATTTAATTGATATTGCCGAAGCAAGACAAGATTGCTTAGCAGTCATTTCACCTTACAGATCTGCAGTTATTGGAGCAAATCTTAATAACACTTCTGCGGCAACTCAAACTACAAACATTGTTCAATTCTTTGATGCAATTCAATCATCTTCTTATGCAGTATTTGATTCTGGATACAAATACATGTATGATAGATTTAATAATGTTTTTCGTTATATTCCTTGTAATGCTGATGTTGCTGGAATTATGGCAAGAACTGACTTAAATCAGTTCCCATGGTTCTCACCAGCAGGAACTCAAAGAGGTGTATTTAATAATGCAACTAAACTTGCGTATAGCCCAAATAAAGCTCAGAGAGATGCTCTTTACATTGCAAGAGTAAATCCAGTTGTTCTTCAACCAGGTGTTGGTGTTCTATTATTTGGTGATAAAACTGCTCTTGGTTATCAATCAGCATTCGATAGAATTAATGTTAGAAGATTATTCCTGACTCTCGAAAAATCTCTTGAAAATGCTGCTAAAGCGCAACTCTTTGAATTCAATGATGAAGTAACAAGAGCAAACTTCGTTAACATTGTTGAACCATTCTTGCGTGACGTTCAAGCAAAAAGAGGTCTATATGATTTCTTAGTTATTTGTGACACTACAAATAACACACCAGATGTTATTGATAATAATGAATTCAGGGCAGATATTTATATCAAACCTGCAAAATCTATCAACTTTGTAAGTCTGACCTTCGTTGCAACCCGCACGGGTGTGAGCTTCAGTGAAGTAGCTGGTAGAGTTTAATTTATTAAATAATTTATAACGGAGGTCAAAACCGATGGCAATTCCTATTAGAAGAATTACAGATTTTAAAGGCCAACTCACTGGTGGTGGATCAAGACCAAACCTGTTTGAAGTTGAAATGGCATTCCCAACTGATGTTGGTGTTGATGCTGCAACTTTAACAAAGGGAAGATTTTTATGCAAGGCAGCACAACTTCCCGCTTCAAACGTATCGTCTATTGATGTCCCATTCAGAGGTCGCATTTTAAAAGTTGCTGGAGACAGAACATTTGATCCATGGACAATTACAATTATCAATGACGTAGATTTTAAACTGCGTCATGCATTTGAAAAGTGGATGAATTATCTAAGCAAATTAGATAACAATACTGGATATACTGATCCGGCATCATATCAAACTGATATGATTGTTTATCAACTTGGAAGGGATGGTGCGGGAACAGGAAAAAGCGCTGCTACCGGAAATGTTTCAACCTTGAGAAGTGCAAAACTTTTTGGAACTTTCCCAACGAATGTCAGTGCTCTTGATTTATCCTACGAATCAACTGATACCATTTCTGAGTTTACTGTAGAACTACAAGTTCAATACTTTGAACTCAATGACGGTCCAGGCGCACTTCAGTAATTAGATAAATACTGAAAAATGGATTAAAACTACAACATGGCAAATCTTTTTGGATTTTCTATTGAAGATGAAAATAGTCTACCAAAGTCTGCGGTATCTCCAGTTGTTCCAAACGATGAGGATGCTTCAGACTTTACTGTAAGTAGTGGTTTCTACGGACAGTATGTAGATATTGAAGGAATTTATAGAACAGAATATGATTTAATTACAAAATATCGTCAGATGGCACTTCATCCGGAAGTTGATAGTGCCATTGAAGACATTGTAAATGAAGCTATTGTTTCAGATACAAATGACAGTCCCGTTGAAATTGAACTTTCAAATTTAAATGCAAGTGATGGTATTAAAAATAAAATTCGTCAAGAGTTTAAATATATTCTCAGTCTTTTAGATTTTGATAAAAAAGCACACGAAATCTATAGAAATTGGTATATAGATGGTCGTCTTTATTACCATAAAGTTATTGATCTCAAAAATCCACATGATGGAATTCAAGATTTAAGGTACATTGACGCAATGAAAATGCGTTATGTTCGTCAATTAAAGAAACAAGATAATAAATTAAATCCAAATCCACAATTTTCAGAAAATGTAGATCCAATGGACTACAGATTTCCTGAGTTAGAAGAATATTTTGTCTTTAATCCAAAGAACGCATTCCCAACAGGAACAATTAATGCAATGGGAACCAATCAAGGAGTTAAATTTACAAAAGACTCCATTGCATATTGCACATCTGGATTGGTAGAGAGAAATAAGGGATCAACACTTTCATACTTACATAAAG